TGCTGGTGGATGCTTTTCGTCTATTATCAATAGCGAACCGATCTATGACATCGACGTGTTCTTGCTAGACGATGAATACAATCACGATCTTGCTAAAGGTATGGCAAAGAGCTACGAGTCAGAAGATCCAGTTGCTGTTATGCCGCGAACTCCTGTGATGTCTAGTGCTAATACTCTGACTGGTTATATTTCGCTCAGCCCTAAGAAACAAAACAATAGTCATGTCAAGATCGGAAACTCGAACTACATGGACAATGATAAGATCGAGCAAACTATCTTCTTCAAGCACAGCAAGATGCAGTATATCACAACGAAGTATAAGACCCGCGAAGAGCTAGTCAATCACTTCGACTTCAGACACTGCTGTGTGTCGTATGACTTTGCTACGGATAAGCTGTATATCACTCGCGAAGTGTATGATCTTATCAAGAAGAAGCAACTTGTTCAGAATGGCATCAAACGTCCAGCTTTGTGGCGCTATGAAAAGTTCCATCACCGTGGTTGGAAAGAAGAGATTGCGCTCGTCGATGATCTAATGTATCTCTGATGGAAGGGATGAAAGCCTATAGTCGGTATCAGGCACTCAAGCTACACTTCACATCCGACTACGACTTTGTGAAGTATCAAGGTAAGATTCGCACGATCAGTCAAGAAGCATTCCTCAAGCGCAAGGATCAGTATCTCTTTCGCAAACTGGAACGCAAGTATGACGATCAAGAACTCACCGACTTCTTCGTAGCCAACTTTGTATCTAACGCAGGTGTGCGTTGGGTTGGTGAGATGAATGGACCAGAGTCTGAGAAAATTTATCTCAACTGGCAGAAACGTATGGAAGCCTTTTCATACTATCTGAAGCAAGATCTTCAATACATCGAAGAGAATATAGAGAATCCCCGTCAGGTTCTCAAAACTCATGGAGAACATCCACAGCTGCTCAAGATGTATCTTGGCAACAAGGTAGCAGCTGAAACTGTAATTGCATTTGATATGGTTATTGATACATTGGATTGTTGGAACGGTATCATCACAGATACAATCGTATGGCCTGAGGTTTATCTACAGTTGAGTAAATACAAGCCATTCATTCGTGCCAACAAAGAAGATGTAAAAAAAGTTATGCGTGATGTATTTTCGTCTTGACAACACGCTATATACTAGTATATTATGAATCATGTGGATAAGACGTAACACACAAAACATACAACGGAGACATACATGAACGAATCATTTTCCGCACTCAAGCGTCAGCGCACTTCTTCGCTGGAGCGTCTCACCAAAGAAATCAACAAGCTCGCTAACAAGGAACAGGGATCGTCATCTGATGATCGCTACTGGCAGCCAGAAGTTGATAAGGCTGGTAACGGATACGCTATCATCCGTTTCCTTCCCGCACCAATGAACGAAGAACTTCCTTGGGTCCGTATGTGGAACCATGGTTTCCAAGGTCCTGGTGGTTGGTATATCGAAAACTCACTGACGACTCTCAATCAGCCTGATCCTGTTGCTGAAATGAATTCCAAGCTCTGGAACTCTGGTAACGACAAGGATAAGGAAATCGCTCGCGCACGCAAGCGTCGTCTAAACTATATCGCCAACATCTATGTTGTCAAGGATCCTGCTCATCCTGAGAACGAAGGTAAGGTATTCCTCTACAAGTTCGGTAAGAAGATCTTCGATAAGATCAACGAAAAGATGAATCCTGAGTTTGACGATGAGAAGCCTCTGAATCCTTTCGATCTGTGGGCTGGTGCTAACTTCAAGCTCAAGATCCGCAAGGTTGAAGGTTATCGTAACTACGACAAGAGTGAGTTCGAAGATCCAGCTCCGCTTCTTGAAGATGACGATGACATGGAAGCAATCTGGAAGTCACAGCATTCACTTGCTGAGCTGGTAGCTCCAGATAAGTTCAAGAGCTACGATGAACTCAAGGCTCGTTTGGACAAGGTCTTGTCTGAGCAAGCAGGTTATAGTCGTAAGTCGGAGGAAGACGACGTCCCTTTTGAACGTGTCGCTCGTCCTTCTGCTGCGCCTTCTGTTGGTAAGACTGCACCAGCTAAGAAGGTAGCTGCTCATGATGACGATGACTTGGAGTTCTTCAACAAGCTCGCTGAGGATGACGAATAATCACAGGGCTTATTCCTTTCACCTGTGATAGCCTGGGGGAGCTTCGGCTCCCCCTTTTTTTATTGATATGACGGTGCTATCCTTTGAAGATACTCGTTCATGAAAGGATCGACCGCACTCAACGCAAAGTTCTGACCTGTTACGTTGTTTCCTTCGCCTCCTGATGAACTTGAAGATGCTTGAACGTTATTATTATTCACAACAACAGGTGCTCCACCTCCAGATGATTCCATCTTAGGAGTTTCTGGTGGAGCTGGTGGTGCAGAAGGAGCAGGAGTAGCTGGAGCTGGTGCGCCAAGTGCATCTAACGTTTCTCTTTTTCTAGCAGCTGCAGACTTCGGTGGACCTGCTTCCGCTGGTGCAGCAGCCGGAGCAGGAGCAGCAGGACTTGCGCCTCCAGATGGTTGCGCTGAAGGAGCACCAGCATCAGATTCTTCTGCCACCTTCAACATCTTTTGCATTTCTGGAGTTAGATTAGATCTATCTGCAACAGAAATGGTAGCTGTAGCACCCGCAGCAGGAGGAGGAGACGAAGGAGCACTTGGCTGTGCGCCTTCTGAGCTACCAGACGACTGTGGAGGTGTAGGTTGCTTTTCAGCTTCTGGTGCAGCGGTTGTTGGAGCACCAGTAGGAGCAGCTGCTGGAGCCGCAGGCGCAGGCGGACCCTGAACTTGTGGAGCGCCAATTTCCTGACCTGTGATGAAGTTGAACGTCTTTCCTTCGTCAGGATGACCTTTCTTTATGATCGTAACTTCATCACCTTTCTTAGTAATTTCACTTCCGCGTGGAGTTCCGTCTGGACCTCCTAGACCTTTGCTCTTCAGGAATTGAGTTATACTCATTTTACGCTGATCGCTAACTGGAGCAACGTTTCTTTCTATCGCAGAATCAGTAAGACCTTCTTGGGTTTGACGCAGCTGCTGATATTCTTCAGACTTTTCACGTTCGGCAATCTTTTCATTGATGCCAAACTTCTTCATCAAGTAATCACCGACAGCAGCAGATCCAAAGATAGCTGCTACAGTAGCCGCACTTGCTCCTAAAAATCCTGCTACAATCGGATTTGAGATGATCGCACCCATTCCGCGTAGCAAAGTAGAACCGCCTTTGGCTCCTCCTCTAACTCCTAGGAGACCCATAAGATCATCTAAGAAACTAGACTTTTCATCTTCTTTCTTTGGATCTTCTTTTTTAGTTTCTTCTTTCTTTTCCTCAATCGCATTACCGAGCGTGGTTGTTCCTGTAGGAGTGGCTACAGGCGTCGTCAAAACATTACGAACGAAATCAAGTCTGCTTGCATCTAACTCTTTGTTCACCAGTCTAAAACGAGACGTCATATCCTTATTCAACTGTCTGATCATTACAATCAAACCTTTGAATGAAATAATAAGCCCGCGTGAAATATCCTGAAGTTTAGCTATTTGGCTGTTGTAATTACGAATAGAATCAATGACCGATGAAACCATCGAGTCGCTGAACATAGATGATGATACTTTTTCTACTTTTTTCGGAGCGTCATTGTTCGTTGAAAAGTATGCTCTCTGCGCTGGACTGTTAGTATCTTTTTGATATCCAACGCTAACGAGTTTTGAAATAGCCATTAGAATAACCTCAAGGCTCTACCGACCGCATATCCAGCAGCCATAGCGAGGGGATTGAACGGTTCTGGTTGTCTGTTATTCCCAGAAAGTGAATTACGGCGATACATCGTCTGAGTATGAATCATCGTGTTATTATTGTTCATAATGACCATTTGACCAGGACCACAGTTACATGCGTCGGTCATAGCTTGTCTTGCAGAACCAGCTGCCATCGTTGCTCCCATAGCAGCTGTTGGGCTTGCGCCTGGAGCTGCTGTTGGTCCACCAGCGACCTGAGTTCCTGTGGTTGGTTCGCTTGGTGCTTGATAGTTGCTTCCACCAGATAGCTCTACGTGCGGCGGATCAAACGAAGCGAACGGTCTGTTTAGTCCATGCTTGCGTAGATATGGATCAAGAGCTGCATCTGGTGATACGTCAAGAGCCTGACCTTTACCATGAGACGATCCACGACCTGATCCAGGAACCGTAAACTGCTGACCTCTATATGTGACTACAGTCGTGTTCTGTGGTTTTGCTGGTGAATAGATTCCAGGCTCGCGGAATACGTTTGCACGGACCCATAGCTGCGCTTGATAATCATCACCGCGATAAGCTGAGTTGATACGAACAGGACCACCGTATTCTGCAGCAGCTGCATAGAAACGTTTCAGTAGTTCAGGATCTACTTTGGACACATCAACTCGACCTGACTCAAACGAAACGTTCTGTGGTTTTTCACCAGAAGTAGCAGCTGGCGCATTAGGCGTTCCAGCGGAAGGAGCGAGAGCAGCTTGAGGCACGCCAGGAACTTGAGGAGCAGCTGGAGGCGCAGACGCTGTAGCAGTTCCCGTTGGTCCGCTGACCTTTGCGATCTGACCTGTTCTAAATCCTTCTACCTTTTCCATAGCATTAAGCATAGCAACTCTTTGCTGTGGGCTAAGCTGAGAAAGAGGAGTTGATGGATCGACGCCTGCTGCAGCTGCTACAGACTGAACGTATCCTCTTGTGTTGTTTTCGAATGGCGGTGCGTAACGATTGATCGCTTGAGCGATATTCATTCCCGCATATCCTTGACTTTCGAATAGCAGAGCTTCTTTAGCTCTACGTCCATGCTCATATGTTGGGAAAATTGCAAAGCGTCCGTCAGTTCCGATAGCACCATAACGCTGAGCAAATGCACCATAGGAAACGTTTCCTGGATTATTGTTTCTCCAGTTACGAACGCCTGTTCTTCTTTCTACAGATCCGTCAGCAAGCTGAACGACATTATATCCAGCACCAGACTCTACGACTTTGACTACATCGCCTGGAGCAGCGCCTGCGCCTGGAGTTCCTGGAGAAGGAGTCATTGCGCGTTCTGGAACGCCAGCGGGCGTTGCTGGTGCAGCTCCCGCTGTAGTCGGAGCGCCGCGAGCAGCCATTTCAGTTGTGCCTGCTGTAGCAGGTGCGCCAGGAAGAGGAGCAACGCCGCTACGATCAATCGCTACCGCACCACCTTCTTGTGACGCCATAGAGAAGTGCATCGTATCTTTGGACGAGCGCCAGTCTCCACCCCAACCAAGACCATATTTACGAGCAAGCGCAGATACGTTCGCTGGCATATCAGTGACTGTGCGTCCGTCAAATAAGTGTGGATTCGTCGAAGGATTGATGTCAATCGCTACACCGAGCGAATGGAAACTCTTTTGTCCAGTTCCTGCGATATTACGATTAGCATATCCACCAATGCTTTTGATTTGATATCCGTTATTTTCTAGCTCGTCAACGAATCCCTTGAAATTGTTTGCATACTGACCAGCAACAACATATTCTTTTTTGCTGATCGGTGTAGTCAGCTTTACCATTCCTGGAACGTTTGATGGTTGTGCTCCTGCGGATGGTTGTGTTCCAGTTGGTCCTGGCGCTGCTGGACCTCCTCTATTGATAGCTGCACCAACGCCAGCACCAATTATGCCACCACCGATTCCACCAGCAATACCTAATCGCTTGATCATTTTTATATTACGATCTTGACGAATTTGACCCATACGCTCAGCGCGATCTAATACCTCTTGACGACGAGCTGTGTTTCGAAACTTAGTCGTTCTTGCCGCTCGTGATCCGCCAACAGCGGCAGCAGCTGCACCTCGTTTTGGTCGTCTTACTGCTCCACCAGAACGAGTTGGCGTCTTGACGCCCGTCAGTATTTCTGTGACTTTATCCTGAAGCTCTTCGTTTTGTTTGATGAGCTTTTCTACGACTTCAGTATGATGATCAGTCAGGCGCTTGATAGCGATAGAAAACTGATCAAATGCTTTAGGAACTTCTTTTAGTAGTGCTTCGTGCGAGCGCGCGAGACCCTGAGACATTCTTACTGTATTTTTCAGTTCGCCATGCAACCTAACTATGTTCGCGTCTGGTTTGCTACGAACTGCTTTTGGCATAGCTTTCGCAACAGCGTCAAACATCTCACTCTTTTCCATGATTTGTTTAGCCATGCGCGGAGGAACGACGACGCCTTTATCGTCTACGATAGCGCCTTCTGGATTATAAAAGAACTTAGAGGTCCCAATCTTAGCAGCGACCTTTTTCAGTCCTTTTGTTTTCTTTTTCTGCTTTACTTTAGGTGGGTCGTCGGCAGCCGGCGGCAGCTGAGCTATTCCCTCAGCCGCTTGCTTCTTAGCATTTTCGCCTCCCTTTTCAAGGATAGCACGAAGGATCTCTTCGTTTTCCTTTGACATTTACCGCCTTCTGTCTTGTTCTTCTTTTAGTTTTTCTAGATATTCAATAAGCATTTTGACGTAGATATCCCTCTCCCACGGAATCATACCATCTATGTCACTCAGCGAATATTTGTGGTGCTGCATCAACGAAAAATTGGTCTGGTAATAATTCGCCAGAGTATTATGAGAGAGGATCATCAAAAAAAATCAGCCATACCCTCCAGCGTGACCGTATCTTCCTGACCACATCCCTTGCACTTATAGCTGAATGTATGTCTTAGCTTTGGCATCGTATCTACGAAGTTCATGATCTTACTGAACTGAGAGTTATTCAGTGACTCCATGAATTCAATAGAGTCTTCAAGATTATCTGGTTCGTAAACTTCATTTTCATCATATACCGATACGATACACTTCGCTAGCATTTCGATTTCGTTCGCGCCTTCCGTAACCATCTTTACATCTAGAATGGTAGGATAACGCATCTCAACGCCTATCTTATCGTCGAGCTGAATCTTATTCGTATGACCGTCTTTCTTTTCGACCTTGACCTGTTCAAGATTGATCTCTACAGGCGTAACTGCGTCACACTCAATTCCTGAGTAGTTCTTACCGCCAGTGTGACGATACTCTAGTTTGACTATTTCACCGATAGACTTAGCTCGAATATTCAAAAAAATATATTCTAAATCGAAATAAGGCAACGTATCTACGTTGACCTTATCCAATATGCAAGACGCGATTACATTTTTCACTGCATCAATCATATCCAGCGAATCTTCAGACTGAGTCGCCATAAGAAGAGCTTTCTCTTCCTTGACTAGGAACGGTCTAAAGTGAACTCGTTGACCGTTAGATGGTAATGTCAATGCAAATTGCGGAGTCGCGATCTTAGGTAATGCCATAAATTCACCTCAATATGTTATGGTCCAAATGCGCCAGGATTGTCTTTGATAAAGTTTGTAACGCTCTTACCAGCTTTGTTGCTATCAAAATGGTTTGTGCCGCCATAGTTTTTATTGTATTCTGTGGCGTAACGATATCTGATTTCGACCTGTAGTTTAGCATATCCTTCATCACCCCAAGCCATTTGAATGTCCTGAACGCCTATTGGATATGCTTCTTCTAGAGTAATCACGTTCTGTAATTCATACTCAGCGCCAGCTGTGTTTCCGCTGGCATCTCCTACTGGATATGAATATTGTCTTATTTGAATACGACCGATGCCGTCCTGATAATACTTTGTATCGAATGGTCCAGGAACAGCTTGGTTCGTGTAGTTTGTGCGATAGTGACCAACAAAGAAATCCTGCCACTTCATGAATGCTTCACGCTCACGCATGTCTTTAGACAGGATGATGGTCATAGATACGTTTTGAATATTGAATCTGTATGGCAACGCACGAACAGGACCATGATAGTTCTGGTCTGTGGTCACTAACGTTCTGCCAGGCAGATTGACTGACTCAATACGGAAGCGCATACCTTCCTCAAGACCATAACGAGCAAGAATACCAGCTTGAACCTTTCCGCTCTTGCTATACGTTCCTGGACCACCAACAATAAATCCCTCAAACTGAGAGCTGTGGGCGATACTTCCGCGTGATATATTTGCGTTGAATTCTGCTACGTTGAATGGCATTGTTAGATCCTGTCGCGACTATCGCGATAAATGCGTGATTTATTAGCCCCAACGAATCTATCAAGTGGTAAGAATAAAGCCATTTCCCATTCAGTGGGCTCGATATAGAAAAATCTAGACTGAACATGCGAAACAAGATATCGTTTGATACATGGTTTGAAGAAACGATACTTGCTAGCCTGCTGTAGAATATTATATGAGATACGAAGACGAGTCGTTTCATCTAGTTTATCATTGGTCATCGTGTCATAAAGTGCATCCATCAGTCTTGCTCTGAGAACTGGCGGTAAGTAATGTAGATTGATTCCCAGAAAGGATCCTCCTGAAGAAGCGAATCCAGTAGTGCGAGATGAAGCAATCGGAAAAATGAGCGGAAATCTATCATAATATGGTAGAGTCTTTTTGCCTTTTGGATCATATTGAAACAGATACATACGACCGAGCAGAGGTTTATCTGTAAGGCGAGCTTGATTACTACGAATCATTCGCGTCGGTGATGCTGTGATTGTTTGTGCTTGTCTGCGGAACCACTGACGGGATTCGCGAGCGACCGAAGGTTGGACGCCAGCAGCTGCTCCGCGCTGAACCATACGATCAAAGATATATGCTGCCATTAGATTCCTAATTCCTTTTCCGTCAGCACTACGAACTGCCAATTATGATCAGCACAATATTCCTTGGCTGCGTGCCACTTCGCACTATTTATTCCGAATACAGCGACTTCTCGTAGATACTTCTTAGTATGTTTGCCCTTCGCTCTGGGCGCTGGTGGAACTGACTGTGAGCGTGGTTTTATCTCGATCATCTTAGTGACCAGCTTTCCATCCTTATCTTTCATCTTAATAATGAAGTCGGGGAAATAACGATGCCACTTTCCGTCGAGCGGTGACTTATATGGAATGAACAGTTCCTCTGACGACCATTGAACTATGTTCGGATTGGTGTCGATGTAGTTCATAAAGCGAAGCTCCCACGAGCTACGATAAACGATGTTCGTGGGATCGCCTTTGTATTTGCTGGGATTCTTAGGTTGAAATCTACCTTTGTATGGTGCCATGCCAACTATGTATGATATAAATATCAAAGGGAAAAGGAGAACCTATGTCGAAACTATCACCTCTTACGCAGACAAGAAATGCTAGAATAGCAGCTGCTGCGGGAACGGCTGCAGTAATTGGTGGTGCAGTTGCGGTAGGAACATTCGCTGGTGGTGTGGCTGCTGGATTAATCGGACCGCCAGCTGGTGCTGATCCTTTTAGTAAGCGTTCTGTTTGGTTTCCTGAGGAACTAGAAGAAAACGATCACTGGATTGAGTTCACCGCAAAAGAAACTGCTGGGTTTCTTCCTGGAGTTGTTCAGTCTCTTTCGGGTGGATTATTAAACGGTCAAATCGGATCTACGGTTCTTGGTGGAACTATTAGACTTCCAATGCCTTCATCACTTCAGACGGATTATAATCCAGAATATTCTACTCCTTCATTGGGTTCTGCTGCAGGCATGGCGTTAAAGCCATCAGATCAAGCGATCTATGGTAATAATTCTATGGGCGGTAAGATGCTAGAAGGAAACAGTCTTACTGGATTGGCTGGAGGACTAGCAACTGCTGGTGGTGGATTAATTGGTGCGGGATTAAATTCTGCTGTTGGAGCAGTGAACCAAGTAGGAGGTGCTATTGGAGCTGAAGGTCTAGCAGGTGCTCTGCTTAAAGTCACTGGTGGCGTAGCTCAAAATCCCCATAAGATCGTTCTGTTTACTGGCGTCAACTTCCGCGATCATCAGTTTAGCTGGAAACTATCTCCTAAGAATCGTGAAGAGTCAGACGCAATCAAAACGATAATTGATATGTTCGTTTATTATTCGCATCCAGAATATGTTGCTGGTGGATTGTTTTTCAAATATCCTGAGTTTTTTGAAATCAAATTCCGCCATCCAGAGTATCTGTTCAAGCTACAACCATCAGTATGCACCGACGTAAGAATCAATTATCATGGCTCAAATTATCCAGCATATATCCGTGACTCAGACGGATATGGTGCACCAGCGCCTGCAGACGTAGAGCTTTCACTGACATTCAAAGAAACAGAGATTGTTACAAAGCAAACGCTCAATCCTAATTTCAATGCGCCAACATATAGACCTAGACCAGCTATCGCTCTACCTGAAAGCAGAGTTCAGCAGAGAACTAGAGAAGCAGAAGAAGTAAGAAGAACTCAGGATAGAGCCGTAACAAACGGTGGTCAATAATGGCTTTATTCTTTAGACCATATCCAACAACTGCGTATCGTATTCCAGGAACAGATCGAACTGTTTCAGCGACCGATATCACTCGTCGTTTTTCTGTTTCTAATTTCATGAACAATAATAAGGTCAGCTTCGACGAATACTTCGTTCAAGACGGCGACAGACCAGATACAGTCGCTTACGAATATTATGGTGACGTCACGTTAGACTGGCTTGTATTATTGACTAACGAGATTCATGATCCATATTTCGAATGGCATATGTCAGATGAGAAGTTTGATTCATATATCACTCAGAAATACGGATCGTTATCGTATGCATATCAAACGAATCATCATTACGAATGGATTACTCAACAGCAGCAAATTATCGTAGAAAGCGGTATTCAGAGAATATTACCAGAAAAAACGCTGATTGTTGACTATACGACTTATGCTACTCTTCCAGCAGGTAGTCGCAGATCAATTTCTATTTACGATTACGAAAAGAATAAAAACGAAGACAATCGTCACATTTATCTTATCGACTTGAACTATACATATCTAATTCGAGAACAACATCCTTATATCTTCGATGAAGGCGTGACCATTAGATGAGTAATGTAGGCGGTGGCAATCTAATCCAGTGTTCTATTGGAGAAACTGATATTCGAAACCTCGTTTCTACTATTGAGTATTTCGAAAATATCTTATCTCCAGCAACATCATGCACTATCACGATCAACGACGCATCTGGTTTCTATCAGAAACTAAAGAAAGATGGCGGCGAAGACGTATTGATTGCGTTCAGTAATCGCGTTGGCGAATCAATCAAAATGAAGTTCAAGACCGCTAAAATCGGTGATCGTGTTCGCGCGAAGGAAAATCTCGACGCATATATGATCAACTGCGTGCCTAGCGAATTCATTGATAATAACTCAAAAGAAATCGTGAAGTCGTATCAGGGTAAAAAGATAGATGAGATTGTAAAAGACGTTCATGATGAATATATCAAAAGTGCTACTACGCTCAAGACGAGCTTAGTCACGACCGAGTCTACAGAAGGTCAGTCGGCATATACAGGAACTGGTCGTAGTCCTATCGCTGTTCTTCGCTGGGCAGCTAAAGAAGGTAAGTCAGCAGAAGCCAAAGCATCGAACTATGTTTATTATCAGGATCGCGATGGATATCATTTCAAGACGATTGATAAAATGCTTCAGGGAAGCTCGGTAGAAACTCTTTCGTATTCTACTCAGAATATCGGTAAAGCAGGCGGTGATCCAAATAAAAAGATTATCGCGTTTGATCAGCAAACTGATACGAATCAGCTAGACTCAACGTTCAATGGTTCTAATTCTGATCACTGGTATTTCTATGATCCTACGACTGGCGTAATTGGTGGTGGTTCTAAGCGCGATGGAGCTGGCGATACGACTCATACAGGTCGTAGCCCAGCTACAGGTCAGGAGCAATCTGCTCGCGGTCAACGATTCAATTTCGTAGTTGCTCCTGGTTTTTCGAAAAGCAAATTTAGAGACTCACGCGATCCTACAATCAAACAGCAAAAAAGAACATTACCTGAGCACGGTGCTAAGAGCTCGGCTGCAAATCAACTAGATAATCTAGTGATGAACGTTCGTGTTCCTGGCGATACGAAATATAAACCAGGAATAAAAATTACTCTGCGTATCCCTGCTAACCAAGAGTCTAATGAATTAGATAAACGCTCGGGCGACTATTTGGTTACAGCCGTAAGACATATTACATATCGTGACGATAAAGATATGAAATACGAAACAATTATACAATGCAAGAGTGACTCGAAGAGAGCATCTAGCGGTAATTCTGGAGTAGCATAATGGCTGATTTCGGCACAGTGATGGGTCAGGAAGGTATGAAGTGGTGGATCGGTATCGTAGAGGACCGAGGCACAGGACAGTTTTCTGGCGTTAAGGATGAACTGAAACTCGGTCGTATCAAGGTCAGGATCAAAGGTCATCACACAGAAGATAAGGGAAAGCTACCGACTAAAGAGCTTCCGTGGTGTTATGTTTTGATGCCAACAACCTCTGCGACTATCAGCGGAATAGGTCATAGTCCTACTGGTATCGTAGAGAATTCAAAGGTGCTTGGATTTTTCCTAGACGGTGACGCTGGTCAGTATCCTATCGTGTTTGGTGTGTTACCGCATATTCAACAGAAAAATGATGCACAACCTAGTGCGCCAGGATCTGGTAAGGCATAATGGCAAAGATCACTGTAAATAAATTATCAACGTCTAATACAACTCCGATCCTGACGGGAACGGTTGACTTTGAGCGTTTTGATTCTAAGGGCAATCCTAAAGAGTCTATTGAAGTGTATGTGAACTATGTTCCGTATCGACTCTTCGAAGGCAATCTTGGTATTGACGAAACTAAGAATCCTAAGCAATGGAAGCTTCATTTCGATTCGCCGCTTTATCCTGGCACATATGAAGTTGAAGCTATCGTATATGATATCAGCACAAATCGAATTATAGCATCTGACGATTCGAGTCAAGAGCTAATTATTATTGCACCACCCAGACCTTCAGTTGGTCAGCAAGCATATAATATGCGTCAGCGATATTCAAGACTCAATCTGCTTATGAACTCATTGAATCTTTTATTTGGCGGACAGAATGGTATTTCACCTGTTCCTTCTGTGCATCCAGTTTTAGATGATCAGTCGTCGACGTCTCTTATTGCTTCTGGTAATGAAGAACGTGAAGAAGAAACAGCAGTAAAGAGCCGTAAGAAAACTGTAGATAGCGCACCATTGCCGCCTAAGGTCGTAAGATTTGACTCAGTTGATCCTAATAAAGGTCAGGGTCCAAACGGAATGGACTGGGAGCTGGCTTCATTAGATCAGGCGCGCGACGATGTAGGAGCGGTAAATAGTTTGCAAAATGCACCAGACGAAGCTGCTGCTCTAATTGCAAATAATCCAGGAGATACAAACGTCACTCCTTCATCACCATTCGGATAAGGTAAATCATGGCTAAGGTAAATGAAACAGAACCAGGCGGCAAGAAGTCGCAGTATCTAGGAAATCATACGATCAAGACCGAAGCTGGTCATATGATCGAGATTGACAATACTCCTGGCGATAGACGCATTCACGTTTATCATGCGTCAGGAACGTTCATTGAAATTATGGACGACGGCGCTCGTATTTCTAAAGTTCAGGGTAAGACCCAAGAGTTCCTTAATCAAGGCAAAGACGAAAAGATTACAGGCAACTTTAATCTATCAGTGAACGGCGACGTCATTATGCACATCACAGGTAATATGAAGCAGGAAGTCAAGGGCGATTATGAAATCGTGACGCACGGTGATTTCCGCGTGAAAGCTTCTGGTAAGAACGTGATGGAGTTCGGTGGTGATCAGCGCGTTCAGGTCAACGGCAAAACGTCTCATAGAACATCTCAGGATCGCGAAGAAATTACCGGCGGAAATAACACTCAGTCGATCGGTTTAGATAATAACCAAACGATTGGTGGTGATAATACTCAAATTGTTGCAAAGGATAACGCAACTTTAACAGGCGGTGAACATCAAGTTATAGCAACGACTGGTATGGGTTTTGGATCTGGTGGTCAAATTGGTATCGCTTCTGCTGATATCATGAAGTTGCAATCTCAAACACAAATTCAGACGAAAGCTGTTACTGGAACATTCATACGAGATGACTATTATGTTGAAGTCAAAAGTAGTGGCTCGGGCGGAACTCTTGTGCTTGCTGAGGGATATAAAGCTGGTATATTTTCAAAAGATCACGACGTTCGTATTGGCGCTGGTGGTAAACTACTCGTTGAAACGGATGATGGTTCTAAGATCGATACTGCTGGACTTATCGCTGGCATAGGTGGATTTTATCCATCATAAAAATAAGGAGATTAATTATGTCTGATGAAAAGAAAGAAGAACCAGTAAATCAACCAATCAAACCGATTACACCTGTAAGAATTTAAGGTAAGTTATGGATCAGTTACAAATTGATACTAGACTAAGAATGCGATATCCAAATGCTATGCCAGGAGACAAGTATGTCTTTTGTGGTAAGCAATACACATATACTGGTCTTGATGTTATCAACGATCAGTTAGATGATTTGTCACGCGCATTCCCTGATCTAGTTGATACAAGAAACGTGTCTATGATGATGAGCGATCCGCTAGGATTCGTTCCTCCGACGTTTCAACTAGATCCTAGTATATCCGCAGCTCTTACAGGAAATCTTGACGGTGTTCTTGGTGGCGCGCTTGGTGAAGCGATGTATGGCGCATTAGCAGCCATGAATGATCCATTCTGTGGACCAACTTATACTACAAAAGCTCAGATGGATAATGCTATCAAAGGTGCTCTATTAGGTGGAGCAGCTGCTGGTGCGGTAAATGCTGCTTTGGGTGGAGGTAGTTTAGCTGGTATTGCAGGAAGTGCGGTCAGTGGTGCTTTAGGTGGAGGTGCTATCGGCGGCGCTTTAGGTGGTGGCATTGCTGGTGCTTTGTCTGGAGTCGCTGGTAATTTTCTCCCTGCTGGTTTAGATGGTCCTGTTCAAGCAGTTAAAGGTGTTATCGGTGGTGTCGTTAAACAGCTTCCATTCAAAGCAGCTGGAGCAGCAGATATCGTAAATCAAATTGCTTCTGTTAAAACTCTTATGAACACGGCAGTCAAAGGTCCTGCTTCGCTAATCTTTTCTGCAGTGAAAGGTAATTTCTTATCAGATATTCCTGGACTAGGAGCTATTGCTCAAACTGTAAATCTACAGAGTCAAGTTGCTAACATGGCTAAACTTGCAAGTAATCCTGTAGCATTCGCAGCTCAAGCAGCTTTGATTTCACGTCAGTTCCCAATGATAAATGTAAATAAACTAGCATCGAACATGATCGCAGGTGCTATCGGTGGTGCGCTCGGAGGAGCAGGTTTCAATATCAAGAGCATGGTTCCTAATATGAATCTTGCAGCTGGTGCTATCAAGATGCTTCCTATTCCTGGCGTCACACCAGTTTTGGATGCAATGAAAGCGATTAAGACCGCGAATCCTCCTAAACCGAAACCACCTGTTCAAATGAAGAACCTGTTCGCTGAGTCAGCTGCTGGTTCTGCTATGGCTACGTTGAATCAACCGATGTCACAGTTCATGGGTATCAAATCGACGATTGCTCCTCAAACTAATCTGAGTGCAGAGTCTCCAGCTAAGACGTCATACAATCAGAAACTGAACGGAAACGCTAATACAGTCAACTGGGGTTCTGGTGGATACGGTCGTGATACAACTAAACAGCTGACGGAAAAACGTAGGCTCGAAATTAGTTCTAAGATCGAGAACGAAACTAAAGAACTTCTGGGAATGGTTGATTATAGCAAGCTAACTAGATACAGCTATCCTGAACTCATTAAGAAGTATCCACGAATCAAGCCAACAACCAGTGTGATTGAAGCCTTAGTTATTGTTGAAGAGGATGATGCAGCCGCAGCGGCTAAGGCTAATACGGCCACTACAACCGCCTGAATACAAATTCTATTATAATAGCCAATCTAACGATTGTCAAGTCTTTTTTTCGAATAAATAACAAAAAGGGAAAGAAATGAAAAAAAGACCTCTACCGCCACTCGTAAGAAAGATCACCCATCGTGATTTCGATCTGCAGTTCAGACGTCATCCGACTAACGGCAAGGTCTTGATGAAAAAGGATGACGAAGCTCTAAAGCAGGCTATCAAGAACCTGATCCTTACAGATCACTTCGAGCGCCCGTTTCGTCCAGAGTTTGGCGGTAATATTCGTTCGCGTTTGTTTGATCTCTATACTTCATTTACGAAGTCGGACTTCGAGAACCTGATCGTTAACGCTATAGAAACATATGAGCCTAGAGCACTGCTCGACACTTATTCTGTTAACGTTAGAGAAAGCTCAGATACTAACGAGATGTTCATCACGATTCGATTCCGTAACGCAGTTACACTCAATGATATCCAATTAGATATCAGTCTTAATAGGGTTCGCTAATGGCTACAAATACTGATCTCGTCGTTACAGGATTAGACTTCGATACTATTCGTGCCAACTTGCGCACCTATATTGCGTCGAAACCTGAGTTCACAGATTACGACTTCAACGACTCTGCGCTCGGAACTCTTCTAGATCTTCTAGCATATAACACATACATGAACGCATTCTATGCTAATATGGCTACGAATGAAAGTTTCCTTGATACAGCTCAGCAGTATGACAGCGTCGTTTCGCACGCAAAGACGCTAGGATATTTTCCTACATCTGCTCGCGGTTCAACTGCTAATGTGCAGCTGATTTTTACATCAAGCATAGCCAACAACACTTTCCGTTCTATTCGCGTTCCTAAAAACACACAGTTCACAGCAACTGTAAACGGCACGTCATATACATTTGTAACGCCTCAAACATATACGATTACAGCAAACTCATCAGGTGGATTTGCTGACTATGTCAATATCAAAGAAGGCATTCCTCTAACACATCGTTATGTGTTTAATAGAACATCAAACACATCGTTTGTTTTGCCAAACGAAAACGTAGACACTACAAGCATTACAGTTTCGGTTACAACTAGCGGCAACGTTCAGACATACGTTCCTGCTGACGATCTGATGACAAGCAACTCTTCATCTCAGATATTCTTTATTGAAGCTGATAGACAGAAGAAGTATAAGATCTCATTCGGTGACGGCGTTCTAGGTAAACTGCCAGCAACTGCATCTATCGTAACAGTGAACTATCGTGTATGTAATGGAATAGCACCTAACGGCGCTAATTCGTTCTCGCTTTCCAACACGACTATTGATGGTCAGAGTGATATTACGATCGTTCCTGTTGGACGTGCTTCAGGTGGCGCAGAAATTGAATCTATCGAGTCGCTTCGATTCAATGCTCCTCGCGCATACGAAACTCAAAACCGCACGGTAACATCACAAGACTACGAACGAATTGTTCTTAAACAAAATCCTGATATTCAAGCTATCAGCGTTTGGGGCGGTGAAGAAAACGATCCACCAATCTACGGCAAAGTATTCGTAGCAGCCAAACCCAGAAACAGCACAGTGTTTTCTCTGAATAGAAAAGCTGAGATCATTGCTGACATCAAAAAGTATAACGTTCAGTCAATTGATGTTGAGATGGTTGATCCTTCTTATCTTTACATCGTTCCTGAAGTTACAGTTCGTTACGACGCGTCTGCTACGAATTTAACTCCTGGCGAACTAGCAAGCGCAGTTGCCGCACGAGTAATTTCGTTCGAG